CGTTACTCCCTTAGCAGGGGAGCGCCATGGACGATCTACGCAAGCCGTCCACACCCCGGACAAGAGACAATCAGCCAATAAAATAAAGGGTTTCACGTAAAACACGCGCCCGACATCGGAAAACCGATAACGAACGCAAAGTGCAGAACGAGGCACGAACACGCGCGGATTGTAGGCAACATTTGGGCAATCTTTGTTCGCAAGGTGTTCTGACGAACCCTACTTTTCAAACCGATCGACGCGCGCCTGAAGGGCATCAAAATCGACACGCAGCCGATAAAGATCCTGCTGAACAGTGCGCATATCGTCGGAGGTAGACGGGCTGGTCTTGTCCGAACGACGCTCGACAAAGAGAACAACAAGCATAACCAAAATCGCGCCGGCCGGCCCGAATGCCTTGGACAGCTCGATCAGTTCAGGAGTGGTCATCGATGCGCCCTCACAACGTTAATGCAATCAAGAATGTTCAAGGCCGTGAACCACAGGTGCATCGGCAAAAAATAGGCGCCACAGAAAATCATCACGACATCACCATATTGAGCCGTCGAGGCATGATAGATAAAAGCCGAAAACAGGGCACAATGACTGATAGCCCCAGCCAACCGGATGAACGGGGAAAACCTTGACCGACCGTTTCGATAGATCCCAAATAGATAGATGAAGCTGGCAAACAGGATGATGCGCGCCCACGTTTCCGCTTCAAACAGAGCAACCGCATCACCATAGATAGCCTCGGGCATCACTTCACGACCCGCATCCCATGCAGCTGAAACCCAGAACAGTGAAGCAGCAACAAAGAGCAATCCCTGAGTGAGTATCTGCGTCTTTTTCCAGACCGGATGCATAGTAGACAGCCGCATCAGAGCAGCTTCTTGGAGATAATGGCAGCGACACCCACAAACACCGCCACAAACGCTGCAATGGGCATCCAGATCGCGCCGTAGAACGTGCCCAGAAACACAAAGCACACATCGGCAAGGCTATCCCAACCCAGCCCACCTTTTTGAATGTCCGGAACCTCTTTGATCACTGCGTATCCAACCGCACCAAGAACGCGCGCGCTCTCCCGCCCCGGTCCGTCCAGCGTCAGAAAATAATCAATCCCCGTGATGATCAACGCGCCAACCATAACGTGGCCAAGGGCGATTGACGCCCACGCATACCAGTTGTCACCGGTGGAAGGCCGGGACAGTTCATCCCAGATGGTTGAAAAGATGCTCATAAATAAGTCCACCAAACATAGGGGTTGAAACACGGAACAAGAGTCAAGGCTGGCTCACAATCTCTTGGATGGCCTGTAATCGCGCCACCGCCTCGATCAGCGTAACAATTTGAGCCTCATTCTCCTGCGCATCATCATCCAGCAGTTTGATCAGGTTCTGAATTGCCTCAAGCTCACGATAGATCGGTTCTTTGACCTCAAGCGACAAACGGCGATTGACCTGATCACGAAGCTCCGTGTCGGCCAAATTTAATTGCGAGACGATGTCGTCAATCGCTTCGCGGTCCAAAAGGTCAGCTCGAAGATTTGAAATCTGGCTTTGTTGTGTGTTCGCCAGTGTTTCAAGCGTCAGTAAACGCGCCTCAAGTGCAGGAAGCTGATCGATGCTGTTCTGCTCGTTGCGAGTAGACTGTTGCGAACCGACAAACGCCAAGCCAACGCCACCCGAAACGATTGCGGCAATTACGAGGCCAATGACCATGCCATTCCCGTTGCTTTTTTCGTCACTCATTGAACAATTTCCAATACATAGATTTCGCGCATGTATGCAGACAGATCGGTGAAGCAGCCCATAGCGCCTGTTTCAATATTTACTTGTTGAATTCCACAAATCACATCAGCACCACGGATCCGCGACACACCAACGTGCGCTGTGCTGCCCTCAATGCATACGCCTCGTGGAAACCCGCCGAACCGCGCAATTTCTTCAAAGCGACCGGCGCGCACAACTCCAAAGGCATGATCGCCGCTGTTGCATATCCAAAGATCACCAGCGGCAAGCCGCGGAGAGTGAGGCATTCGAAGTCCACCACAGACAATTTCGTCTACCGCGCAATCGATCACGACGCCCTGCCCTTTCAGATTGCGCCAATCATCACCGCAATGGCTCACATAGAGCAGATCATCACCGTCAAAGGCGCATCCGTTTAGGTGGTTCATATCCGGTCTGGGATTTCCGCTCATCTGCCACAAGACTTTTGCACCGAGTATCACTGCGCTTTTATCAAAACTGGTGGTCGCTATCCCTTTCGACGTCACATGATAATCGCGAACGCCAAGAGCTGTGCCAATTTGAACAGGAGCCATGCATTTCGACACAACGCCGCGAGCATCGATGATCACGCCGTTACCGGCCTTATAGGGCGTCACACTGATCATGCCGCAACAAAAACCGGATCATCAAAAGTGATACTGGCCTCAGAGGGAAGGTAGATTTGCACGGTCGGCTGTTGGATATAATCATCCGGACCCCAGCTGAACACATGCGTTCCAACAGAAGCCGGCGATTGGAGCGCCTCATAGTCAGAATACCGCGTCGAAAAGTATCCCGATCCATCATAGCGCGAGCCGATTCCAACAATCGAAGACTGGTTGTCCGACGCGGTGACATTTAGGGTCACGGTCCCGCCCTCATCAGGAAAAGTCGACCCATCCCGCAACATAAAGAAGGCATTGAAGCCGCTGGTGTTTTCGATCGTGACGGTTCCCCCCACGATTGTCTCCGTTATGAAATTCTCAGAGCCACCGTATTGCAGCGAAGCCCAGCGCGTACTTCCTCGGGCTTCAAATTCGGTAACCTTAAATTTTGGCAGGACCAGCTCTGCAGAGTTCTCAAAAAGCCCCTTCCCATAGGTGATCTGATACTCATGTTCAAAAATGAGGTTAGCCGCGAGCTGCCCATATATCGAAGGTGGAGCGACAGACACACCCCCGCCAAAAACTTGCTTGGTTTGATGGTTCAACCGAAAATCAGCACCACCTGCAAAAGTACCAACACCCACCAATGCGTCCGCGGTAATGTCAATCAAAAGAAGTTCCCCACCTCCCGGAACATAGAGACTATCTATAGGGAAATATTGGCTGATGTAGTTACGCAAACCGACAACGTCTTTACCGTCTGACATCACCCCAGTTACTTTGGGCACAAAGGATGTGGCTGTCGAAAAAGACGGAACCGGAAGCAACTCATAACTGCCACGATCATAATGGTTTAAGAAGCCATGTCCCATCAAGCTGTCCGATCAGTGACCAAAACCCATGTACCGCCAATGGCCACATAGTGGCGCACGTTTACCAACTCGGCACCAGCTGCAGCGAGATTGCCTGTGGAATACTTACTGCTGGGTGCAACTGCTGGTGCCGGCATATTGATAGCGCCGCTTGGATAGACGTTAATGGCATCACGTTGCGCAACCTCACCATCCGCGCGCTCATAAACATTGGGCCCGGCCGCATCGGTCAACAAACGCCCATTAGGCTCCAAAGGCCACGGATCCGTGACCGCATCCCGCTTGAAAACGCCGATACCGTCCAAATCAGGGCGAAGCTGGATAAGGGCTGAAGGATCATCGTCTGGCGCCGCAACAGTAGCTGCTTTTACGGTTGCAACGTCTCCGCTTGGCACAGAAGCACCACTAAAAATAGCCACCTCCAAGGTGGTCCCATAACCAAAAACCACAACCAGATCGCCCTTGGCAAACGCATGGCTGGTGTAGCCAGCTGGCATTGGCGTGACAACGCGATTTCCTGACCGGGTTATTGCAAGATTGGTGAAGCCCATTAGGTCTGACACGCGCACCGAACCGTCAGCTGTTGCAACTCGCCACTTTGGCACGGCCGTCGGATAATCAGCCGCGGTGTTAGCCGCAAGATTCCAGCTCCCGCCAAAGGCATAGATCGAGGTAAGATGTGCGTCTTCCAACTTGCCGATTTGCTTGAAGTAGAAAAAAGGTCCTGATCGGCCGCTTTGAACGTTAATCACACCCTGATCGTTAAACGGTGGTCTCAAATAGGTTTCGACCAGGGCCTGCAAAAGCATCACCTCGCCGGCGTCTGACACATATTTGTAAACCCGAGTACGGTCCGTGCGAAAAATGTTCGTCTTTAGAAGCGATTCATCAATAGGTGAAACGGTGGGTGATGGAATGGTTTTATAATCCGCTTGGGCCGGCCAAGTGCCCACCTTTGGACCCCAGATGAAATTTGCGTCCAAAGGAGCATCGGTTTGGATGTAGTAATCATCATCAACGCCGATCGTTTCGAGCGGAGCACCAGGGCCCGTGATGGTATTGAACCGTGCAACCTCTGAAGGCAACGGAGTACCGCCGCCCAACGATTTAGGTGGAATGATTGTCCCGGCACTCATTAAACAGACTCCGTGACGACAATCTGCAGATCACGGTCAGAGGTAGTCATCACCCAAACTGGCTCCTGCGAACCGGAAGTGAAAGGCTCGGCTTTCGACAGCGGATGAAACGCCAATGTGTCAATAGCAGGAACCACAGTCCCGGCGTGAACGCGCGCGGCGTTGTGGCTGACGCACTGAACAAAGCAAGGACCATCAGATACCTTGGTCCAGACATTCGGAGGGATTGTGAAATTGTTGGTCATTGGCGCACTCCATAAAGTCTGGAAAACCTCGCAACCGCGCGGCCAGCATTTGTTTCATCACAAGATGCGCCGATCATCACCGCGCTGCCTCTGGCGTTTTCCCCTACTCGGGGCGCTCGGCCGTGATTGAGGTGGAAAAGCCGGCTTCTGACACAGAATGCGTGGCAGTTGTCACCACCCAAGGACCTGCCGCGGCGCTGCTGAAGGCTATGGGAACAATTGTCCCTTCCGCCGCAATCTTTGGATTGCCAGGCATTGTGATTTCAAGCGTTTCTTTCATGCGCCCCGATCGGCGCAACTCGGCCTCCGCAGTGGCGGTCGCCTCGGCTTCTGTGGTGAAGCGTTGCCGGATCCGGCGCACGGGCGCGCCTTCACCCATCTTTACCTCAACATCTTTAGCAGCATCGAGGTCGCGCCAAGTGGCCACTACGCTCCCGACCGCTTCACCAAACACGCGGCGCATGGTCCAGAATGTGACGTCAGATTCACGCAGAACGGTGATGCCCATTGGCTGTCCGGATGCGTTCACGCTGGCCCCGCGCCGGCCCACAAACAAAGACCCACCGGTGGGCTTGGCGATGAGGTCATATTGAGCCGCAACCCGCGTCAGCACCGCGATGTCGCTTTCATCAATTTGATCGATATGCCCGGTCACGATCGAGGCGGCCGCAGCCGTGACGGCCGGCTTAAGGCCATTCTCGGCCGCGATCGTGCCGACAATAGCCTCCAAGGTCAGCCCAGCCGCCCAAGTGTCGACAACCACCACCGACGACAAGGCCGAATAGGCCAGCCCCGAGAGGGGAATGCCGTTGATTGATGCCTTCACAAACGGCCGAAAATCCGTCAGCCCCATAGCTGCGCCGTTTCAACAACAGGATCCGTGGCCAGCACTGGCAACATCACCATCGTCCCATGATTCAAGACCGCGCCCAGCGCCGCGAGACCTGGATTGTGAGCAAGAACCGCCTCGACCTTACCGTCAAGCGTGTCACCGTAGTGCCCCGCAACAATTTCATCGAGCACGTCGCCATCAGAGCAAGCGTAGGAAAGATCGGATGCCACCGTCATAACGCGTCAACCTCATTGTGAATTCTTGTTTATGCGGCACACCGCGCCCCGCAAATGTGGATTGTTCCTCTGTCACACTCTCAACGGCCCAGATACCGAGCACACGCCCCAGACCAGACACCAATGGAAGCGGGACACCAAAGCCAGCTTGAGTGCGCATCTTATTGATCTGGTCTAGCCCACCTTTGAAGTGCGGGTGAATAACGCCCTCGAGCTCAATGGTTTCCGGACCAGTTCCCGTGAATTGCAGCGCATCATTTGAGCCAATGCGCGTCTGCCGGGCCCAACGATACTCAGCTGACCGCCCAAAACGTTGATAAGCCGCAGACGAAATTGCGAATTGATAGAAACCGTGCTGCAACATAACTTCGGCCACTGCTATCTCCCATGCATTCCGGTGGCAGGGGCGCGATCAAACAATTGCCCCCCGCGGTTGCGACGTTCTTCAACACGTAACAGACGGATCACTTCCTGCGCATCAGCCCCCGCCGCGTTGATTTCATAGTAATTGTGGGTCACATCACCCGCCGCCTCACGCTGTGGCGCGGCCGCACGGGCCACGGGTGCGTCCAAATGGACCCGAACCGCCTTAGACACCACTTGTGGGCGCGCACGACGATTGCCGGCAGAGCGCGCGGCTTCCAGCGAACTCCCTACACGCCGAGCATAATCGGCCATGTTGCGCATGCTGCGATTGTGAGCGACGTAGCCGGCGCGGTTTTCATAGCGCAGCTCCGGGCCCCGTTCACCGACGATGACAGGCCCCGCGGGGAATTGACCCCCAAGCGCGCGTTGAGGTGTTCCCGTTTGACTGCCGGCGCGTGGTCCCATGCCAGGCACGGGAACGTTATTGCGGCGTTCTGGCAGAGCCTCAGAAATAGCGGTGCCTACTGCAGAAGCGTTGTCCATAACCCAAGTCAGAGCATCGATCACAGGCTGAATTAGGCCCATCAAACGATCAAACTGAGTACCGATCCAAGTCAGCACCGGATCAAGCGCGGACTTTACCGTCTCCCACGCAGCACCGATCCCACCCGTTGCAGACAGCTTGTCGACCACCGGGCCCACTGTGTTGTCCCAAAGGAAGGTGAAAGCCGCACCGATTGCAGACAGAGTGGTGCTCAAAGCGGAACCCAAACCAGCCCAAGCCCCCTCGATCGCATCGGTCCAACCGAGGGCGTCCGTCACCGGCTTGATCAGTGTGTCATAGGCCCAAGTGAAAACAGCGCCCACACCCTGCCACATGCCACGGAACCAACCGGAGGCACCACCCCACATGGTCTTGATGCCCGTCCACGCGCGACTAAGGTCGCCAGTGAAGACACCTCCAACAAAACCAGCAAAGCCCTGAAAAACAGCCGTGACTTCACTCCAACGCGCGCGGAACCATGGAGCCACATCGGACCAATTTCGAAAGATAGCCAAAGCACCACCCGCGATTGCGGCAATGGCTACGCCGATCGGGTTGGCAAACAGTGCAGCTCCAACCGCTCGAATGGCGCCGGCCGCGACAGGACCTGCAGTGGCAATCCCCCACATCGCACGGCCGAGGCTCACAACAGCCGAACCAAACTGAAAAACGCGGTAGATTGTGCGGGAGGCCAACACCGCACCGATGACCATGCCAAAATTACGCCAACCGCCAACCATTTCAGCTACAGCACCCACGACAACACCGGTCTTCTTTGCCATGAAAATCAAACCATCTACCACGTCACCGATGATAGGAATGGCACTCTCAACCCCGTCCGCAAAGTTTTCAGCCCAGAGAACCACATCCTCGCGGTTGGTTAGAAGGCTATCACCGATCCGGCGCATGGAGTCCGTGACGACAGGCATGAGCTCTGCACCAAAGGTGTTCTTAAGACCGGCAAGCACCAGCTTGGTCCGCAGCATTGTGTCCTGAAACACCTCTGCATCGCGAACGGCTTCTTCAGATAACACGTAGCCCGTTTCACGCGCAGCGTCCCGCATGGCATTTAAGCCATCGGTCCCATCACGCAGCATGTTGAGCATGGGCAGACCGCCACGGCCAAATAGGTCGTTCGCGATCGCGGCGCGCTCCGCTTGGGTAGTAACACCGCCCATGGCATCTGCAATCGCGCCCAGAGCGTCCTCGGTGCGCATGTTTGCGAGATCCTCGGCCGACAGCCCCAGAGCATCAAGCGCATCACTCTGCGCGCCAGTGCCCTCGAGCGCCAGACCGATGTTCTTGGTCATTTTTTCCAAGGCTGTGTCGAAAGCAGTGGTCCCAACACCGGCAAGCTCGGCCGCATAGCGCAACTCTTGAAGCTCGGCCGTGCCAATCCCAATCGCATCGGCCGTTTTAGCGACACCATCGCCGAGCGTAGCGGTGGAAGATGCCAAACCCAAAATGGCAGCACCAGCAATGCCGGCACCAACACCAATGCGGCGCACGTTGCGACCTATATCGGAAACCATGTTGTTGAAGGTGGAACCCGCCCGTCGAGACGCAGCCGCGGCGCGGTTCCAACGCTCCTGTTGCCGGCGCAAATCGATCATCGTGCGCTCGAGCTTTTCATATTCGCGATCGAGCTCTGCGACGGATTCCCCGTTGCGCTCAAGAACTCGGCGCTGCCGACCCAGCTCACGCTGTCGGCGTTCAACTTCTTTGATGGAATCCCCCACCTGATTTAGACCAGACCGGAGAAAGCCGACATTTCGACGGACCGAGGCGTCGAGTGCGGAGCCGATTGTGATGGTGGCGTTTAGGCGCTGGTTTCTAGCCATCTTTGGGCAATCCTTCTAACCACCAAATGAAGCGGCCGGTTGGCATAGCCATTAGATCCGCAAGAGACCACCCGGCATAATGAGACAGGGCAAGGCAACCCGCCCTTACCTCATCAGCGGTCAGTCGGTAAAAACGTCGTAGGCATCCTGCAGACGCCCATATTGGCGAATTTTCATGCCACGGATCGCCTCGGGGCTTTGTTCCGTAAGATTGGCAAAGAGAGCAATCTCCTGCTCCCCGCGTGTTTTGCCGCCTTTTTCGGCCAGCAGTTGATCCTGTACCGATGGCTCTCGCATGTTCAGGGTGGTAACTTTTGTCCCATCCATGTTGAACGGCTTATCCGTAAAATCGATATCGACAGAGTCGTCCTCGTTCACAGTGAGCCACTTTGGCAGTTTCCCCTCGCTCATATTTTGCCCCCCTTAAAGGCCAATGTTGGCGCGATGCTCTGCGAGCTGATCGACACCGTCCACCATGCGGATCATGTTGATCGCATCAAACTCGTGCAACACACGACCAGCGTGAGATTCACGATAATAGATCAAGCTGGCATTGACCGTCAGAGAGGGCTTATTGCCCGATCCCCATGTGCCGGGCGCAAGGCTGATAATTTTGCCGGTCATGTTGTGAACAACCGCCTTGGTCGACCCATCCAGGCTTTCCATGGAACCACGCGCCGTCAGCTGCACATTGCCGCCACCAGCCTTGATACCACCAAGTGCCAAGACATCCGCATCATAGGAAGTGATGACGAAGGACGTGGTCATTTTTTCCATTCCCATGTCGATATCGATCGGCATATCCATACCGCCAGCCCGGAACTCCTCTGTGGAGACAACAACATCCGGTGGGTTATATTCCTCGATTTTACCGGCAAAGCCGCGGCCATCGATGATGAGGTTAAGATACTTGAGAATGTCTTCTGCGGCCATTTCAAAATTCCTTCTGGCTGGCGGTCAAAGAGGGGCCTTTTCAGGCGATTAAGAGAAAACTTCCTCAATGTAATCATTGACGAGGTGCGACCGGAAAGTCACGTGCTCGGCCGGATAAACCGGCGTGAAATCGAAGTTAAAAAACACTTTGCCCAGCTGAATGTTAGCCGCTGAGTTAAGGTCAGGATCCGCCCAGCATTTGCCGCCCAAAATAGCCCCGAGCGCAGTCAGATCACGCAAGTAGGCATTTACGCCTTCCTCGACATCTTCAACGTAGGTGCGGGTGATGCTCCGATCAATCGCCCAAAGGTGATTGCGCAAAAGGCTGTCGTTGATGATGTCAGCCGTGCGACGAACCGACAAAAAGTGCCATTTGGCGTCAGCAGTCAGAGAACGGTTGCCCCAGAGCCGGAAACCATTCTGGCGAATGATTGTGGCAACCTTGCTCTCATTGAGCAGGTTGGCGCGCGAGGACGCATCACCCAATTTGAAGTCGATGGGACGGGACGTGCCAATGATACCGTTCATCAACTTATTTGAGGGGGAGGCCCAGAATCCAATGTCGTTGTCGGTGCGAGCGATGATGCCAGCGATACGAGAGGAAGAAGGAACGTCAACCACATTCTCGCCCACTTGAACTTTGACCCATGGGTCGCAAAGGTAAATGCGATCAGACCCAAAATCACCAGCCGCAGTGATTGCGTTCGCATCGGTGGTGTTGGGTCCATCTACAAGAAAGACCGCGCGCATGCGAGATGCGAGTCCTACCATTTCAGCCACAACGGGGTTTGCATTTCCGCCTGTGCGCTGATGTGTAAAGCCAGGAGCGAGAAGGATGCGAGGGGCGAACCCGACTACACTCTCGGCCCCCAGGAAAGCGTGAACGCCCTCGAGGTTTCCAGTGGCGGCATTCGCGCCACCAATTACATTTGCGATCGTAGCCGCTTCGTCGGCACCCTGCTCAACGCGGATGACAACCACGACAGCGCCGGTTTGATCAAATATACCGTCCATTGCGATGGGCAAGGTGCCCAGCGCCGTGCCAACCGTGTCCAACTTCGCAGCTTCTTTGCGCGAGCCGGCCACCAAAACAGGTGTGTTGAGAGGGAAGGCTTCCGGATCAGCAGATGGGGCCGTTCCCACAATACCAATAACGGAAGATTTGACTGTTTGAATAGGGCGTGGACCCGCATCAATTTCGATTACTTCGACGCCGTGAAGAAATGCCATGTGGACCTCGTTGCGGATGGTTATGCTTTAGGCGACAAAACCACCGAGGCACGGGTCAATCCTCTGGCGTTTCCCCCGTCAACGAAAAACGCCAGAGTGGCTAAAGCTATTCGCCTTCAGGTTCAGGATACATGGCATCCGCTACAGCGGGGCCACGCTGCATGACTTCCGCCAACACCGTCACGATTCCCTTTTCCATTGCTGGAAAACGCAGCTCCCCAGACAAGACTTTTTCGAGAAATAAATTCGCAATTTCATTGGGGTCCTGAACAGCGATCGTCGCTGCATCTGATGTGGTTCCAAGCAACGATGGAATGTCGCCGGCTTCTTTCTCAATCCGCTCGCGGATAATGGTACGCTCACGAAGTTTTTCTGCAATGACTTCCGCCGCAACAATATCAGCCTCGGGGATCCCCAAGGCCGTTGCTGCTTCACGATCGGTGTCTGTTAGATAGCCGTTTTCAAGTTTGATGTTGAGAAGCATGGGATTTCCTTAGTTCAAAAGAATGTTTGTGCCGACCGTGCCGCCGTCATGAAGCGCGGCGCCGTTTGTCAGCGTGACTGAGAACCAAATTCAGTACCAACAATGGTGGACGTCACTACGCCATTTTCCATCGCAATGAAGTTAGGGCCGCATGTCGCGTGGCTAATGAGCGAACGGCTGGTGGACCAAGGCAATCCAGGATCAAGCGCAGCCGTGGGGAACTTCACATCCACATCACGGAACTCGAAAAAAGACATTCCAAACGTGTAGAGACGGTAAAGCACATTATGCGTGGCCGTCAGCTTGGCTGTGACATCAAGAACCGGGTTTGCGCCACCGCTCGATGAGAACAAGATGTTTGCACCCCGAACCGTGATGTTTGAGGCGATCGTGTGGGTTTTACCAGCTGCAAGGACCAATTCGATGTATCCCGCATCAGGCGCATCCGTGATCGCGTCCGCAACGGTTTTGTAGGTGCCACGATATCCTTTTACCTCAGCAGCGTCTGGGTCCACATTCACAAGCCAGCGCGATTCCTGCGAATAAACACCGCGCAAATTGGTGGCGAGAGCATCATAAGCGGCCTCAAAGGTGGTTAGATTGGCAACCAACTCATTGGCTTTTACAAGCCAAGCGTTGCCGGCATTGAGCAGAGTTGTAAGCAAGGCAGTTGTCATTTCAGGAGTTCCTTATTTGGACAGGGCAGCGAGGGCCATGCCCTGGCGCAGCTGTTCTTCCATGAGAAGAAAGTTGTTTGCAGTTTGGGCCATGATGAACTCGTCATATTCATCGTTGGGCCCATCAACGATGATCAGATTTTCCGCAACGCGACTGAAATCCAGAACGTGCACGACAGTATAGTCGATTATGCCGGCCTGACGCGCGACGACATCCGCTCCGCCCCAGAGGGCAATCAAGACGTTGTTCGCATCAAAAAATCCGATTTCGCGCACATCGATCTGGGTGCCGGTCGGTGGGAATTTGACCTTCACGCGCCAAGAGTTGTTGGTGAGCTTGGTGCGACTGTCGATGGGTAGGCGCGCCAGCTCTCGCTTTAACGTGGTACGGGTAAACGAGGGCTCGTAGGCGACCCCTCCGCCATCACCAATCGCGACATGCGTGATCACAACCGGAGGCGCTTCACCTACGGCACTGGAAAGCAGCGCCTCAGCGGCGTCAGTCAGAATAGTACTCGCCATCAGGCAATCCTCCGATGAATTTCATGGGTTTCATAACTGGCGCTGCCTTCACGGAGGCCATTGCGGAAATAAGCAGTTGAACTGAGGTCAGCGAAGCGGACCACGACATCATGATCGATACACTCCTGAAGTTTTTCCTGAACGCCGTTTACAAAGAACGCTTCGACACGAAACTCCTCTGCTACTTCAACGGTGAAATGCGATCGCGCAGGCTTGACGTCCTCGATCTGTTTGGTGATCAGGGCAAGCAACGCCGCATCCGCTTGGAGGCCAGCCCCGGTCAGCGTTTCCGTGCTGGCCGTGACTTTGAAAGTGTGGACGGGGCTGCCATCCTCCCACCATTCAACAATTCCGAGAGTAAAACCAATTGCCTCAAGCGCGCGGCGCACTGCGCCAACCGTGCCCTTCAAGCGATGGATCGTGACCGACTCTTTTAACACCGCGCGCCGCTGCGCCTCGGTCCACGAAGGATCCCACACCTCAACGGAAAAACTCCACGCCAGATAGCCCAGAAGCTCGGCTGGACAATTATCCGCGGACCACAGCTTATAGATCGGCGCGTCAAGACCAATCAATCGACCAGAAAGCTGCTCCAGATTGTACTCGGTGCGCTGCGAATTTGCCGGCAGGATGGTGGGCATATCAGACATCACGGCCACCCACGGTTACAGTAATGCTTGTGCAAAATGGCGCCTGATTGGGTAGAATCACAAGATCGCCAGCAGGGGCAACCAGCGAAACGTTCTGAACGCCCTCCTGATGGAGAGCACCATGCAGCCCAGACACAGTAATGTCATGGCCCAGCTTCTGGTGGAGCTGCGTGAATGCCAAAACAGCCGCCTCAGCATTGGCGCGCACAATTTCAGCATCTGGCCCTTCGTACAGCGTCAGCACCGCCTCAACAGTGTAGTTCACAATCTCGGCCGGCTGCACAATGACCTGATCTGTCAATGGACGAACGTCCTCATCCGTAAGAGTCTTCTCAACCAAAGCCAAAAGGGCAGCATCCGGCACACCATCGGCAACGGTCGACAATACGGAGACGACCACTTGCCCGGGCGTAGGTGAGACCACACCGATGTCTTTGACCATTGCAGACGCAGAAAGGCCCCAAAAAACATAAGACCCACGTGAGCCAGCCGTGGTGAAACCCTCAAGCGCCAGCTGCACCTGAGTGCGCAAACGATCGTCTGATTCCATTTCTTGAACAACCGGTGGGTTGGCGGTCAGATTTGCCTCAACCAG